GTGCTTACCGATACAAAATTAAAAAACCTCAAGCCACAGGACAAACTGTACAAAGTTTCCGATCGTGACGGGCTGTATGTAGCTGTGCTTACGTCAGGTACGGTCTCGTTTCGCTATGACTACCGTATCAACGGTCGCCGCGAAACACTGGTAATCGGGCAGTATGGGCGTGACGGTATCAGCCTGGCAGAAGCGCGAGAAGAACTGATTGCTGCAAAGAAGCTGCTTAAAGCAGGCCAGTCGCCGGCTGCGGCTAAACGTGACGGTATCAAAAAGATTCGTGGTGCCGAGACGTTTGCGGTACATACCGACAGTTATATGAAACACGTCATCCTGGCTGAAAGTACCCGCGCAATGAAGCAGGCGGTGATCGACCGTGACATACTTCCGGTTCTTGGCAACAAAATGATGGCTGAAATTACCACATCGATGGTTCGTGATTTGTGTGACCGGATTGTCGAACGCGGTGGTCGGGCAACAGCAGTACAGGCCAGGGAGATCATCAGCAGCGTATACCGTCACGCCAATGACCGTGGTCATGGTTTGTTTAATCCTGCTGCTGACATTAAACCTTCGTCTATCGCCATATTTAAACCACGAGAGCGAACACTGACACCAGAAGAAATTGGTCTGTTCTTCCGCACGCTGGATGCCATTGGTGCTATGGGCACTATGAAAATGGCTTTAAAGCTGGTGCTTATCACTATGGTTCGTAAAGGCGAATTCACCAATGCAACGTGGGATGAAATAGATTTTAAAAAATGGACATGGACAATTCCTTCAGACCGCATGAAGGGAAGCCGGGCGCATGTTATTTACCTGCCTAAACAGGCTCAGGATATATTGGTCGGGTTGCAGATGTGCGCTGGTGGAAGTGAATATCTGGTTCCTGGTCGTTACAATTTCAGGAAGCCATTATCTAATGCCGCGCTGAACTCTCTGATCGACAGAACGGTGAAAATAATAAATGAAGATGGTGAGCATATTCAGGACTTCACCGTACACGATATGCGCCGTACAGCCAGTACGTTGTTGCATGAGGCTGGTTATCCTTCAGACTGGATTGAAAAGGCTCTGGCACATGAGCAGAAAGGTGTGCGCGCCGTATATAACAAAGCGGAATACGCCAGACAGCGCGCCTACATGTTGCAGCAGTGGTCCGATATGATTGATTCCTGGATTAACGGGGAGCATACGGATCTGATTCCGTTCTCCCCGTCGAAGTTTGAGAAGTGGATGGCGGGGGAATAACGTTTAATAGTTCTGCTGATTTTCTTCCATCTCTGCTTCTGCTGCCAGTGATTCAATTTTGTTTTCGAATATTGCTGACAGTGTTGCAAATTCAGCATCAGTGACAGCGGGAATTGGAACAAACCTGATCCCGCTGTGTGCAAGCATGTTTGCAGTTTCAAGGCATTTCCTTAAATCTGCTGGTGATGCCCTGTTCATGCTGCACGCTCCCGCCCCTGGTTGTCTGTTGGTGACAGCGGAGCATTGCTGAATGCATTTGTTAATCTGGCAATATCCAACGCGTATCCAGGGTGTAGTTGCACTGCCGGGTCTTCGCACTGATTACCCCAAACATCGAAGCCATGAGACGACTGGCGGGCGAACAGTTCAATGCGAGAAACATCGCCTAACAATTGCACAAGTTTTTCACGAACGACATCTGGTTTTCTTGAATGCTCAAGCCGCGGTGCGGTAAATGACTGAACGATCCCTGCATTAATGCGCGTAGGTAGTTTTCCCTTTACCGCAAACAGGCAATCTTCACTATTGGCGCGAGTCATGTGTCCCATACCCATAACCAGTTTATCTGGTTGTCGACTACCACATTTTATCCACGTGAAGCCCTTCATGGTCATCAGACGGAATCCCCAGGCTTCAACAACTTTTAGTGCTTCGAGTGGTTGTGTTGGCACCCACCACATGGCCAACAGACAGTTTTCATCGGCCAAATCCCACACAGGAAGGCGGCAGATATCCAGCACACTCATAACCGGATATTTAAAACCGGCACCGCGATTACCATCTGCGGCTTTGTCCCGGTATACCCAGGGTGGATCCGCATAGATTAGCGTGTATTTCTTAGTCATAAACCACCCCGCAACATCCTATGCCGCTATAGTCGCCACGGCGAAGGCCGTTACCTTTTGTGATACATTGGTCCCTGCGAACCGCGATCCTTGCACGCTCAACATCACCAGAAGCAACATCCATACACTGAAGCCAAAGGTGAGCGGCAATGCGGAACTGTCCTTTTTTCTCTCTTTCAATTGCGCGTTTTTCGAACTCTATCGCCGCAGGAGTAACGGCGACAATCTTTGACGGACTGCGCATTGAAACCTTGTTCATGTGATATTTTTCAAGTCGGCTTAACTTTCTCACTTAATCCAACCCTCTCTGAAAATTAATGCCAGCAGATAAAGCCATGCTGAAACAGAGGCCAGGAATAAGTACCATCCTGACCATTTGCTCCAGTGCCTTAGCAGCACACTCATGCAGCGTTGCTCACAGGACGATATACACGTTGCTGAACAGGAGGCTTTTTACCCTGGAACTCTGCCGGGCTTGCTGCCTGACGTTCATCAAGCCAACGCTCAACTTCATCACGGTTCCATGCGCAGCGTTTGTCAGTGATATACCAGCGTTTAGGAAATTCCCCTGCGCGCTCCATGCGGTCGATAGTGCTCCATGACAGTGGCACCACCGCCAGGAGTTCCTTCTTACCTAATGCACCTTTCATAAATACCTCTCTTGGTTGCAGTGCGGCGCGCGTGGCGCCGCGGTGGTGGTTACATAGATGTTTCGTTTAATTCTTCCCGACGAACGCTGTAAACGTCGGTGGCTTTTGCCAGCAGTTCGTCATCATCTGAAAGTTTTTGTGCAATGTATTTGTAAGCTTTATCCAGTTCGAAGACAGTGCTGTAATTCATCGCTGCGCTGGTAAAGGCCATCAGCATTTCTTCTGGATCACGGCTATCCGCTTTACGCGTTTGCTCATCAGGCTTTTTCACTTGTTTAGCGTTGATCAGACTGTTCATTCCCGCAGCAGTGGTCGTTTGCGGAGTAATGTCTCGCTCAACGCGCGGTGCCGTTTCCTGTAATTCGTCTGGTGTGTAGACGCCCATGATTACGTCAGGACAGTGCAGGCGAGACCAGCGTTTTGTCGCAAGGTATGCGAGTTGTTGTTTCGGATCACTGGCCCAAAGTGTGGAGTTTCTTACCTGTGCTTGAGACAGCATTAACTCAAGCACTCGAGGTTGATCCTCGCCCTTCATGGTTGCCCATACGCGAACACCGCAGCCTTCTTCGTCTTTTAGAGTCCAGCCTGGTGCGATATATGGATTGCCGTTTTTGGATGTTTTCTCAACAAACTTACCGATCACGCGTTCCCACGGCCCGAACCACTCGTAGTTGATGCGATCTTTTGTTGGCGACATCGTTGAGATAACTGCGTTTACTAATTGGGCTTCATAACCTAGCGTGCCGTTCACAACATGGGTTTTCTGAGCCACGGCAAACGGGTTCATTCCCCACTGCGCAGCCTGCATTGCCACGGCCATGCAATCAGCTTGTTTCCCGGCGAGGTGCGCCGGTACCGTTACGCGGCTTTGCGCCATTACCTCGGCGAATTTCATCAGTTGGTTCAAGCCGTCTGGGCTGAAAATAGTTGCAGCAGTTCCAGCGATTGCTGTGTCTACTGGTGCGTTGATGTTTGCGATGTCGTTGCTCATACGTACATATCCTGTTTGCGTGCCCACTCAGGGCGTTTAATGATTTCCACACCGCCCCATTCATCATTGATGCGGCATTCGTGATAGGTATTCATATCCCGGCGGAACAGAGCGTGCCCGGCATCGACATCCTGCGCATCCAGCTCGAACACGCGTACCGGATACCGACCACAATCAATGCTTTCGCTCACGGCAAGAAAGAAAAAACCATGCGGCTGACCAGTAACCCTCATTGCGCCTTCGCGGTACATTGCGTCCTGCACGTGGTAGCGGAATTCCTCGATGTGGCGTGCAAAACGGTCCATATCTGCAACCTTTTTCACGTCGACGATCACGTTGTGCTCGTTCAGCCATTTGTCTGGACGAATTCGGCACAACTCACCCGTCTCTTCATCGTTCCAGTACATTGATGCTTCGCAGTAACCAGGTGCTTCCAACATCCAGCGTGCCGCCGGATGAGCCATTGCGCTATCACGCATCAGCTCCAGTTTTCTCCACTGCTCGACATCAAGTACCGTAATACCCATATCCGCCACATCACGAAGAAATGCTTCTTCGTCAGCTTTACCTTGTTTTGTCCGACGATCGAATTTCGGTGAAACGATGAAGCGTTTGTCGAATTCTCCAGGTTCCAGAAGCAGGCAGTGCAATGCGGTTCCCATATCCAGTGCAGACTTTTTCTCTTCGTCTTCTGGTGCTGCCTGAACCCATTTAAGAAGCGCCGGATTCTTGGCAACCATGTCCAGTTGCGACTTACTCACGCCGTCACCGGCGTGGTAGTCTTTGTTGCTGATGTCGAAATAAATTCCCGGTTTCATGCCGCATCCCTCTGCCCATCAAGCTGATCAGCCAGATCCCAGCGCGCGATAATCGCCATTGCCTCGCGCCGGTAGGAATCCATCAGTTCTTCGAACTCAGGGCTGTCTTTAGCTGCTTCCAGCACTTCCTGGCGAACGCCTTTGCCTGTTACAACGTCGAAAGCTGAGGCCAGTTGATGAATCCGGATACTCTCAATCAGTTCAACTTGTCGGTCATATAGCTGTTCTGACAGGCGGTAGTCCTTGTCGAATGCCAGCATGATTTTTTGAAGATTTTTCTGCTGATTAACGTTCATACCCACCTCAATATTTGATATATGCGTCCTGCACTTTGCCGCCAGCGATAGCCAACATTGCTTTCTGAGCGAATTCTTCGGGAATGCCTTGGGCTATCAGATCTGCGATTACTCTGCGGTTAACGGTTCGGCGATGCTCTTTATCTGCAGCTCGGCGCGCTTCTTCGTCGGCGATACGCTTCTGTTCGTCAAGGCGGGCTTTTTCTGCCGCCTCTTGGCGTCGGCGTTCCTCGGCAACGGCTTCTTCTTTTTCTCGTAGTGCACGCTGCTCTGCTTCAATTCGCTGACGTTCTGCTACTTCAGCACGTGCTTTCTCTTCCGCCGCCAGGCGTGCCGCAGCCTCAATTTCAGCTTTCGCTTTTTGTTCAGCTTCGAGCCTGGCCTGTTCAGCAGCTTCCCGGCGGATATTCTCTTCTCGCTCAATGCGCGCTTTTTCCTCCGCTTCTTTGCGAAGTCGCTCCAGCTCAGCGGCTTCATGCTCGCGTTTTTGAGCTACTGCGAGTGATTCTTCCAGTTTCTGGATGGTTGAATCCTTGGCTACTCCAGCTTCTGCTGCGTACTCCTGCCAACTCTCATCAAGTGCTACTGATTTAGCCTCTTGAATTCGTTCCTGAATATCAGTTGATGGCAAGTAGTTTCCGGAGAGATCGATCACGTCAGCCAGTGCTCGCAAATTTGTCAGGCGTTGTTGCAGTGCTTCAGTGCGTAATTTCTCAGCATTTTCCCACTCGGTGAGTGGTCGGCGTACTTCATCACGAAGCCGATCGCATTCGGTTACGAAGCGTCGTAACTCTGCTTCAACTACTTTCGGCTGTTCTTTCAGGCGTTTCAGATAATCACGTCCTGGTTTTTCTACCGCTGTTTTACTTCTTGAAACCTTCGCAGCCAGAGATGCAATGCGCTTTCTGCCTTTGTCTGTGCTAATGTCAGGCACTTCATTAACACCTTCACGGATCTGCTCGAGAAACTTTTCCAGTCCTTTTTCAACGTAAATTCTTGGTGCCATATCTGGTGTGATTTCGATGATTGATAATCCACTCATTTGCTAACCTCCTCCCATATCTCGTTATCGTTGGCCACATCGCGAGCTTCTTTGCTGACGAAAGCCCACTTAATACCTTCCTGTAAGGTGCGGAACTTCCAGCTCATGAATCCGCATGCAGTAACGAAGTACCAACCGTTGATGATTTTCCACTGCATAACTTGTTACCTCGGTCTGTTACCGTTGAGGTAATGATTATGCGTATCTGGTTTGGTGTCAATAGATATGAGTTAAAAAAATTACCCGTTAGGTAATCAAACAGGCAATAAAAAAGCCGCCATAAGGCGGCTTACTTACTGAAAAACATGGTTTTATTGTTTGTTTTTTTCGTTCTGGCTGATGACAAATTCAATGTAACTTTCGATCTTTGCCTTCTCTGTTTCAGGTAACAATGCGTAGCGCGAGCGGTCATAGTTGATGGTCGCAGGGTCGTGCGGGTGAATCAGTAATTCATAGCCGTGACGCCCGAATGCGGATGCAACATTCTCCAGGGTGGAAATGGAAACGCTGACCTCATTGTTTAACAGGCGGCTGATTGTCACCTGGGAGACGCCGGATGCGCGGTGAAGTTTTCCCTGTGTTGAAAGGTCGCGGCTTTCGCTCATCCAGCGTTCCAGGTTGTGAGCCGCCAGCTGACCTATATCGCTCGGGCCGACAGGCTGAAAACCTTCCTGAGAAAGCGAGCGATCGATATCAAGCCAGTTACGGGGTTTATTGGCGGCAGCTTCAATTTTTCGCGCAACCTGGTCGCCGATAACCTTCTTGCCAAGAGCCCAGCGGTTTACCAGATTTGCCTGAGTTCCAAGTTTTTCTGCCATCCGCGTCTGAACACCATTGAATTCACGGTCGATCAAGTCGTTGAGATTTTGCCTGCGGACGTCCTGGATACTTTTCATTTTCTGGAAAATCGCCTCATATATGAATCAGTAGATGATTCAATTTAAAGCAATATTACCCAACAGGTAAATGCACCCCATAGGTAACTATCCTTGATTTTTGTTACCTTATGGGTGAATATTTATTATCTGAAATAAATATCAGGCAATAGCTATGAGCGATAACGGACATTTCGATTTCAAAAAGCACTGGCTTGCACTTACTCCGGATGAGCGTGAAGCCTTCGCACAGGAAGCCGGAACGACGAGTCACTATATCCAGACTCACTTAACAGGTAAGCGCAAAATGCCAGGTAAGGTATTGATGAATGGGCTTTTTAAAGCCTGTAAAACAAGACAATGGCTGCGCTCAAAAGCAGAACTGGCATACTTCTTCTACTCATGATATCCAGCCACAACCCTCTGTAGACCGCCATCCGGCGGTCTTTTCATATCTATTCGTACCTCAAAGGTAATAAAAAACCAAATGTGGTTGATCTTTTTTTTGTGTCAGCACAAAATAACCGTAATCCCAATACTAATAACAGGGCTTACCATGGAAATCATTACACGTATTGATGCCGCAAAGCGCGGACTTAAACGCTATTACACCGGAAAACAATGTAAGCACGGACATGACAGTGAACGCTGGGTTTACAACGGACACTGTGTTGAGTGCACCATGGAATCAAACCGTCGCATCAGGGCAGAGATTAAGCAGATCATGATTAATTCCTCCCCACAACACTCAAGCTGATAGCGGAGATTAATCATGAGCAGACATGCAACAGATTGGGCTTGGGAGACAGATCCAGGCAGCTCATCATTAAAGCTCATACTGCTCTCGATGGCTGACAGAGCCGATGAATATAACCTCTGCTACCCCAGCATAGAACGCCTCGTTAAAGACACTTGCCTGAATAAAAAAACCGTGCAGGCCGGGCTTATATCGCTCATGAAAATGGGGCTTATTTCAGATACCGGAGAGAGAAAGGGAGCGACAAAAAGAGTGCGGGTTTTCTCTCTTAATATAACCAAAAACGGGAACATTAAAGGCAACCGAGAGGGGGGCAATGAACCCGAAAACGGTAATGTTACCGAAAACGGGAATATACCCAAAAACGGGATGTTGAATGATCCCAAAAACGGGATGTTGAATGATCCCAAAAACGGGATCCAGAACCAGTCATATAACCAGTCATTTAACCAAGAGAGGGAGAGCAGGACAAAAAACGGGGATTCTGTGCATCATGACCCCGGCGCAAACAACGCCGTGATGAATAACTTTGTTCCTCTTGGTGGGCCAGGGCAATTAGGCAAATTTGTCATGCATGAACAATGGCAGCCATCAGATGACTTTCTTCGGAAAAGCTCATTGCAGGGGATCTACCTGGACAGTCTGCCAACGGCACAGGAACTTGCAGAGTTCAGAATTTACTGGATGGCTGAGGGTAAGGCATACCATCAGGCACAGTGGGAGCAGAAGCTGGCAAGGCGGCTGCAGATTAGCAGACAGAAGCAATCAACATTACCTGATAACAACGTTCCGCACTGGAACAGCCCTGAAGCATGGGAGGATTTCTTGTGAACAACGTTTTTACCGCGATACAAAACCGTGACGGAGAAGCCCTTTCTCGCATGTCAGGTTATGAGCATCAGTACACCAACAATGACAACGTGGTGAACATGTCAGCAGAGAGGCTTGTTGATGCCCTTTTCAAACAGCTGAAACAACTGTTTCCGGCGGCAGTGGTAACCAACCTGAAGACGCCAGAGCAGGAAGTTGCTGCAAAACAGCAGTGGATTGCTGCGTTTGCCGAAGGGGGGATCCGAACCCGTGAACAGGTTTCTGCTGGTATGCGCCACGCCCGCGCCAGTGAGTCTCCGTTCTGGCCGTCGCCAGGGCAATTCATCAAGTGGTGTAAAGACAGCAAGATGGTTCTTGGCGTCACCATTGACGATGTGATGGCGGAGTTTCACCGGTACAGCAAGGAAAAAAGTTTATATCCTGGTGGTCCCGAAAGATTCCCGTGGCGGCATCCGGTTATGTACTGGGTCGTATGTGATACCCGCCGTGCAATGTATCAGCGCCAGCTTAGCGAGATTGAGGTTGAGAAACACGCGCGCAGGCTGCTCGATGATTGGGCGAAAAAGGTGGCTTCCGGACAGCAGATACCCGATCCGGTGATCAGCATACAGGCAAAGTCAGAGCCCATGAGTACACCTCCGGACACAGGGAGAGACGTTTACCATCCACCAGGGCGAAGTTTCGGGTGCATGCCTAACGCCGCCACCCTTGGGGGAATAACACCGGCGCAGTGGCTGATGGAGGAATACAGGCGGGGAAAGGCGGCAGGATTTATCAAGTAATACCAGCGCGATAGCGCATTTTTTTACGCCTTGATAATTACCTGATGGGTAACAAAATATTCTAAACTCTATTGATTTCGTGTCTTATGTGGTTTTTAATTACCTCAGAGGTAAATCATGAGAAAACAGATACAGGCTCTTGGTCGACTCAAAACAGGCCAGATGAACAAAACAGAATCTGCGTATTGCCAGCACCTTGAGCAGCGTAAACGTGCAGGGGAAATCGCCTGGTATCGATTCGAGGGTATCAAGCTGCGGTTAGCTGATAACACGTTTTATACGCCCGATTTCGCTGTGATGCTCGCCACCGGAGAGATGGAACTGCACGAAGTGAAAGGGGGATTCTGGACCGACGACGCCAGGGTGAAAACCAAAGTCGCCGCAGATCAGTATCCGTTCCGAATCATCGGGGTAACGGTTAAACCAAAGAAAGCAGGTGGTGGCTGGAACATCGAAGAGTTCTGAATCGACGATCTTTTTAGTTATCAATGTAATCAATAAGTTATGTGGATAAGCGAGGGTAAAGATGGAAAGTAATATCAAAGGGTTAGTTTCCGCCGGGCATGAGATGGCTTCGGAACTGAAAGCAGAATGTGGTGCCGTTGATATGCGCAGTGTGGCAAAGCTGATCAGCGATTTGGCAACGCAACTGGAAGTGCAACTGGTGCGTGCTAATGCGCTGGCCGAAGACCACCAGAGAGCGACTGAGTCAATTAAGCAGGCTGATGCGGCTGTTAAGTTGGCACACGAGAAGTTTTCGGTGCTGGCTGCGGAGAATGCGAGACTGAAGGCGATATGTGAGGATCGCCGCACGTTCATTATGAATGGCGTGCAGCTTGGTTTTATCAAGGTGCCAACAGTGGAAACTGATCCAGCTCTTGAAACAATTCGTATCGCCATATCACCACAAAAAACCACTCCAGCTACCGATGCTTTTCTGGCTGAAGTGCGGGCACAGGGTGTGGATGCTGCTATAGGAGCTGCAAAAAATCTGGTGGCCCAAGAATATGAGTATAAGGATTTCAAAGCGGCGCAGAGTGATTGCTGTATGCACCCTGGTTCAGACTTGGTAGGGAAGGTTGAAATGACTGAGTGGTTAGTTGACTTTGCTGCCCAGCTTCGCAAGGGAGGGAAACAGTGAGCAAGATTGACTATCAGGCACTGCGAGAGGCGGCACAGAACGCGGAAGATTTAGGTGGGATTAAGAATTACAAGCGAGCTGAGCAAGCTGTTGCCGAATTTGAGTCCTTAATAACGCCACACATTGTGCTGGCGCTGCTGGATGAACGGGAAAGAAACCAGCAATACATAAAACGCCGCGATCAGGAGAACGAGGATATTGCGCTAACGGTAGGGAAACTGCGTGTTGAGCTGGAAACCGCAGAGAAGCGCATTGCAGAACTGGAAGCACGGGAAATATCGCTCCCAGAACGTAGCAGCATGCTTCATCGAACAGATTTTCACGAGGATTACCAAACGGTAATGGCATACAAAGTTTCTGAGGTCATCGCTGCAATCCGCGCCGCTGGCATTCGCATCAAAGGAGAGTGATATGGCGTTAACACACCGCGAACTCTGTCAGATTCAGAGGGTGGAGATTAGACCATGACAAACTTCAGGCGAGCTTATATTAACCGGCGTGGTGCAACGCGTGTAGTAATAGTTTTGCGACATTACGTGATAAAAATTCCAACATTTAAATCATGGAAACTATTTTTACATGGATTGCTGGCTAACTTGCAGGAACACCAAATGTCGACAATTAACGATGCCGCATTATGTCCTGTGATATCAGGTAGCAGAATAGGATTATTTGTGATAATGCCGCGGTGTGAGCCTGTAAATCATAGGGGGTTGTTTTTTACAGAGTTATGCAGATTGAAAATAACTGGAAAACTTCCTGAAGAATTTTATTTAAGAGATGCCAAGCCAGAGAATTTTGGATATCTCAAATGCCGACTTGTTAAATTAGACTATGGAGAGTAACTAACTATGACCACTATTACCAAAGAGCGACTGCTGACAATTAAGCAGTGGCGCGAAACATACGGACCTGGTAGCAACGTTGTACTGCCAGCAGAAGAAGCGGAAGAACTGGCACGAATTGCTCTGGCATCGCTGGAACGCGAACAGATTCGCCACGAGCATGCCAAATGGTCTGACTCCACATTTGGCTGCGTTGGCCCCATTGGTCCACTGAAACACCTCTCAAAAGAGGCACTGGAAGCCGCAGCCGAACCAGAAGATCTTAGCGAGTGGGCTGATATGCAGTTTCTGTTGTGGGATGCACAGCGCCGTGCTGGCATCAGCGATGCTGAAATTACCGCTGCTATGGAAGATAAATTGAAGATCAACATGGAGCGCCAGTGGCCTGAGCCAAAAGATGGTGAGCCTCGCTTGCACATTAAAGAACCCGGCAACTATCCGGTAACTCCGGCTGGCTGGATAAGCTGTAGTGAGCGAATGCCGAACGATAAACAGTATGTTTGGTGTTGGGGTAAGTCTTACGGCTGGACTGAGTGCGATACCTTCGAAGGGTATTACGATTGGTCGAGAAACAAATGGTGGGCAGTTACTGACGATGGGGAAGAGCCGGCATCGAAAGTAACCCACTGGATGCATCTACCAGAACCGCCTCAGGAGGTTAACCGTGGCTAACCTGCAACTTGCCGTTAAAGGTGAATATTTCGACCAGATGAAGTCAGGCGAGAAAACGGAAGAGTATCGCCTGTGTAATGACTACTGGAAAAAGCGAATTATGTTCCGGAAGTATGACCGCCTGATTATCACAAAGGGATATCCGAAGCGCGACGATTCCAGCCGCAGAATTGATGTTCCGTATGGCGGATATGAAATCAAGACAATCACGCATCCGCACTTCGGTGATAAACCGGTAAAGGTGTTCGCGATAAAGGTGAATATCAATGGCTAAATCAGCAGCAGAGCGCAAAGCCGCTCAGAGAGCCAGACAAGCTGCATCCGGTGTACGTAAGCTGGAGATTGTGCTTGATGCTCAGGAAATTGAAATGCTGGAGCGTAACTGTGCCACTCGTCGCCCCGGGCGTGCACCTTACGAATTTGGTGAGTATATCGCGTTACTGATCCGCCAGGATGATGTACGCGTGCGCGGGCGTATAAAATCGATCAGCAGAAAACGTTGCGGTAAGTGCGGCGAGAGAGTTCCTGTGAATTCATGCCCGTGTAATGGTGACTCGCAATGCTGGGTGACTAAAGGCTGGCATGAAACGAAATTAATAGTGTGACATGTCACGAAGGTGTTATGCCAAAAATACGCTACGACCTTGAAGATATGAGAGATAACTCAGCAAATTTTCCGAAAGAGGTTAAATTTCTCATGCATAAGTATGGTTGCGCCAGGAGGGATATAGTTATCGACAGTCACCACCCTTGCGGCGAGGATGTAATTTTCATTCGCGGTAAATGGGAAGGGTATCTTGACGAGAGTTTTTACGATGAATTTGATGGACTTTGAATACTGCCGCCAACTATGGCGGCTTTATTTTGCATGGTACTATTACCATAACGGTAACAATTACCAGGGTGGTTATTATGCCTGCTGAACCTAAAACCTATAAACGCAAATCAACGCAATTTAAGCCGCTCACAGCAATGCAGGAGGCTTATTGCCAGTCATACATCAAAACGCCTGAAAACCAGACTCAGGCAGCGATTAACGCAGGATTCTCCCCAAATACAGCGGCAGTTAAAGCCAGCGTCATGATGCGCGATGAACGCATTCAAAAACGGATTGCCGAGTTGATGGAAGAGCGCAACAAACGAATGCGCGTCAGTGCTGATTACGTTCTCATGCGCCTGGTGGAGATCGACCAGATGGACGTGATTGATATCCTCAACGACGATGGGAGTCTTAAGCCAATCCGTGAGTGGCCGAAAATATGGCGCACTACGCTTAGCGGCTTTGATCTGTCATCGACCATCATGAACATGAACGAGGACTCGATAGAGACAATCCTCCAAAAAATTAAATGGCCTGACAAGGTGAAGAACCTAGAACTGATTGGTAAGCACGTCGACGTCAACGCATTTAAAGAACGCCTGGATGTTAATGTGAATGTGACAATTGCTGATCGCATAGCGGCAGCCAGGAAGCGACTCAAAGAACGTCAGGATGGTAATCAGTGACAGATACAGCGTTATCTCCTGAAGAGCAGTTGATCGAGGATATTGCAGGGTTCACTCACGATCCGCTTGGCTATGCCCTCTATGCGTTCCCGTGGGGGGAAGAGGGGACTGAACTGGCACATGCTACCGGCCCACGTCAGTGGCAGGCCGATGCGTTCCGAGAGATACGTGACCACCTGCAGAATCCAGAGACGCGCTATCAGCCGCTTATGCTGGCACGTGCTTCGGGTCACGGTATTGGTAAATCCGCATTCATCTCAATGCTGATCAACTGGGGCATGTCCACTTGCGAGGATTGTAAGGTCGTGGTAACCGCCAACACCGACAACCAGCTACGAACGAAGACCTGGCCGGAAATTATCAAGTGGTCGAACCTTGCTATCACGAAAGACTGGTTTACCTGTACCGCTACCGCGATGTATAGCAATGATCCTGGACACGACAAGCGGTGGCGAGCTGACGCAATCCCCTGGTCTGAGCACAACACTGAGGCATTCGCCGGACTACACAACGAGCGCAAACGCATCATCGTGGTATTCGATGAAGCGTCGAACATTGCGGATCTGGTGTGGGAAGTTGCCGAGGGTGCGCTTACGGACGAAGACACTGAGATTATTTGGGTGGCGTTCGGAAACCCGACGCGTAATACCGGACGTTTCCGCGAATGTTTCCGCAAATATAAACACCGCTGGAAAACTGCGCAGATTGACAGCCGGACGGTGGAAGGCACTAACAAACAGCAGTTGCAGAAATGGGTTGATGACTACGGGGAAGACAGCGACTTCGTTAAAATCCGTGTGCGCGGCATATTCCCGGATGCATCTGAATTGCAGTTTATCCCTACCGGACTTACTGACGAGGCAATGAAACGGGTGGTCACCGCTGCGCAGGTTGCACATGCTCCGGTGATAATCGGCGTTGACCCGGCATACTCAGGCGTTGATGACGCGGTGATATACCTGCGGCAGGGGCTGCACAGTAAGGTGCTATGGACTGGTAACAAGACCACCGACGATCTGATTATGGCGAAGCGTATCGCTGACTTTGAAGACCAGTACCAGGCTGACGCGGTGTTCATCGACTTCGGTTACGGAACCGGTCTGAAGTCAATCGGTGACGGATGGGGTCGTACATGGCAACTTGTTCCGTTCGGTGGCGCGTCTACTGACCCGCAGATGCTCAACAAGCGTGGGGAGATGTTCAATTCATGCAAGACATGGCTGAGGCTGGGCGGCATACTGGATGACCAGGAAACAGCAGACGACCTGTCGGCGGCAGAGTACAAAGTTCGTGTGGACGGTAAAATCGTTATCGAACCGAAGGAAGATATCAAAGAGCGTCTTGGGCGTTCGCCGGGTAAAGGCGATGCGCTACTGCTGACGTTTGCGTTCCCTGTGTCGAAGCGTCTGCGAATTCCTGGGCAGCAGAACCAGCAAGGCAAGGCCATCACAGATTATGACCCGTATGCTTAATCCGCTGGTGGGGATAATGTCGTTGATATCCTCTGATGAGGATAAAACAAAGCCAGCTCATCGGCTGGCTGTTTGTGACATGTCACGGTGTTATTGCTCGCTTAGCTTCTGCTTCAGCAAGTAACCTTCGAGCATCCAGATTTTGTTTACAGCATTCTGCCGGGCAATCTTCCGACCAATTTCTGCATCAAAGTTTTCCGGGCTTGCACAGGCGCTCTCTCCGGTGACGGTGAAGCCGTTGCGCAGCACCAGGACGCAGAAAGTCAGGAGGTCTGTAGATTTATGCGCTGTCCATGAATCGCCAACGCCCATATTGGCAGCACGAATGCCGTCATAAGCAGTAAAGAAATGCTCTTCAAGAATGATGCTTTCGATATATTGAGGCGTAACTCGCGGAGCGGTTTTGCCTTTCTCAACGATTTCTTTTTCGATTTGCTGGTCGTTCATAATCTCACCTTAAAAAAATGCCCGGCGAACCGGGCGAACTGGAAGCAATGAGTTATGCCTTCCGTGGCTGTACGGGTTTACAGCATGAAGTCATCGCAATGGCGTCCTGCTGTAAAAAGGGCGGTGATAGTCCTTCAAGGGAAACCATCACCGCCAAGCCCCTGGAACTTCTGGCATCACGGTCCTTAGGCGTGATTCTGGCGTGGCATGCAGGATTCGAACCTGCGACCAACCGCTTAGAAGGCGGTTGCTCTGTCCAGCTGAGCTAATGCCACAACGCTGAGAGCACTTAGCCTGTTAAGGCGCCACACTTTGTCGCGGCTCCATAAATGCTCTCATCGTTGTACCCTCGTCTCTTCCGAGGCGTCACACCGAATCGCCGGGATGGTGAATCCCCGTGCGCGGAATAAAACCGCTCGACTTGCACATTCCGGCTACCTGGTTCGTTTGCCCGAGCAAGGGAGGGTGCCCCTTAAACGTATCCAGACCGCTATCGGCGCATGTGCCATACGCCGTACTGCTCAAAATAAAAGCTCACTCCACCTGTTCAATTTAACGACAAGCCAGTCAGGTTAATAACTGGAATGAACCATTTGCTTACCCAAAAGGTAATAATTCGTGCGTTAAATGTCAACTATCTACGATAAATAAATCATATGTGGTTAAATTGGTAATAATTTAATTGCGTACGGAGTCATTGATATGTGCATGGGTAGCTCACCATCAGTGCCTGCAACACCAGAAGTTCAGGCAGCACCACAGGAGCAGGATGCTGCCGTTGTTGATGCCCGCGACGAAGAAACACGTCGCCGTCGCGCTGCTGCTGGTCGTAGTTCTACGCTGCTTACCGGTTCTCAGGGCGACACATCAACCGCTAATACCAGCGGTAAAACGCTGCTTGGTCAGTAACCGGAGTCATTGAAATGGCGGAAACAACTAAAGAGCGATTGAACAAACAGTTCGCACAACTTGAAAGCGAGCGTCAGTCGTTCGAGCCGCACTGGCGCGAGTTGAGTGATTACATCAACCCGCGTGGTTCCCGCTTTCTGACTTCTGAGGTCAACCGTAACGATCGACGCAATACACGCATTATTGATTCGACCGGGACTATGGCGGCGCGCACTCTCGCCAGCGGCATGATGTCAGGCATCACAAGCCCTGCGCGTCCGTGGTTTCGCCTGGCTACGCCAGATCCTGAAATGATGGATTATGGCCCTGTTAAGTTGTGGCTTGAGGCGGTGCAGAACCGCATGAACGATATGTTCAATAAGTCGAATCTCTATCAGTCGCTGCCGCAGTTATACGGAAGCCTCGGCACATACAGCACTGGTGCAATGGCAGTGCTGGAGGATGACGAGGACATCATTCGCACAATGCCATTCCCGATAGGCAGTTACTACCTGGCTAACTCACCTCGTGGCAGTGTGGACACCTGTTTTCGCAAGTTCTCTATGACTGTTCGTCAGCTTGTTCAGGAGTTCGGGCTAAATAACGTCAGCGAATCCGTAAAAAGCATGTGGGAAAGCGGCACCTACGAGAAGTGGATTGAAGTGATGCATTCGGTTTACCCGAACATTGACCGCGATACATCGAAGCTGGATAGCAAGAACAAGCCATTCAAATCGGTTTATTACGAGGTTGGCGGCGATAACGACAAGTTGTTGCGTGAGTCCGGATTCGATGAGTTTCCAATTATGGCTCCGCGCTGGGAAGTTAACGGCGAAGATGTTTATGGATCATCATGCCCGGGTATGCTGGCGCTTGGACCTGTTAAGGCATTGCAGCTTCTCCAGAAGCGCAAGTCGCAGTTGATTGATAAAGCCACCAATCCGCCGATGGTTGCTCCGACTTCCCTCAAGAATCAGCGCGCCTCCCTTCTTCCTGGCGACATCACGTATATCGATCAGATTACTGGTCAGGATGGCTTCAGGCCTGCTTATCTGGTTAACCCCAGTACAGCAGATTTGGTGGCAGACATTCAGGACACTCGTCAAATCATTAACAGCGCCTACTTTGTCGATCTGTTCATGATGTTGCAGAACATCAATACCCGCTCTATGCCTGTTGAAGCGGTGATCGAAATGAAAGAAGAAAAACTTCTGATGTTGGGGCCGGTTCTGGAGCGTCTGAACGACGAATGTCTTAATCCTCTCATTGACCGCGCTTTCTCGATGATGGTGCGTAAAAACATGCTGCCGCCACCGCCTGACGCGATGGAAGGCATGCCCCTGAAGGTCGAATACATTTCCGTCATGGCTCAGGCGCAGAAGTCTATCGGCCTGTCCAGTCTGGCGTCCACGGTTAACTTCATTGGTCAACTTGCGCAAGCGAAACCAGAAGCTCTCGACAAACTCAACGTTGATCAGGCGATCGATGCATTCGCTGATATGTCTGGAGTGTCTCCAACCGTCATTGTTCCGCAGGAACAGGTTGAGCAGGCTCGCCAGCAACGGGCACAGCAGCAACAGCAGCAACAAATGATGGCGATGGGGATGGCGGCGGCACAGGGTGCCAAGACGCTAAGCGAAGCTAAAACTTCGGATCCGAGTGTTTTGTCAGCTATGGCGAATGCAGTTAGTGGTCAGGGTGGGCAATCACAATGACAGATTACGAAGACGATCAACTGAAAGAAGAAAACGCCCGTAAGCAACGTGACATGGCGCAGCGTGAAATTGATGACATTCGCTTTGTCATGAGCAGTGAACAGGGGCGTCGCGTTGTCTGGTCTGTGCTGGAGAAAGGCCGGGTGTTTTCCGCTATCTCTCCGATGGATGCTATGGCAATGGCATTTAATGAGGGGCAACGCAATCTGGCGCTGGAACTGTTTCAGCGCGTTATGGCGCATTGCCCTGAACAGTATTTGAAGATGGCCAAAGAGGCCAGTGAACAGGAGTGATCATGAATTTATTTGAGCGTTTGCTGTATCGCCGTCTTTGCAATGAGCAACCAGTCGATGGTGGAGCAGCTCCGGCTGCGTCAGAACCATCAGCGCCTGCAGGTGATAACCATGCTCCAGTTGGTGATCCATCACAACAAGAAGGTGATAAGCCGCAACCTGTTGCTGATGGCGATAAACCTGCTGATGACAAAAAGCCTGAAAGCGATAAGCAGGGTGAAAAAAAGGACGGCGATAAACCGGATGGTGCGCCGGAGAAGTACGAGTTTCAGGCTGCCGAAGGCGTAGAGCTGGATACACAAGCGTTGAAGGAATTCGAGCCTGTGGCGCGAGAACTTAACCTGACCAACGAGCAAGCGCAAAAGCTGGTTGATGCTTATCCGAAGATTCTGGCAGGTGTTCAGCAGCGCCAGGCAGAAGCCTGGCAGAAAACAACCGAGCAGTGGGCTGCGGATGTAAAAGCTGACAAAGAAATCGGTGGCGACAAGTTGATTTCTAACCTTAGCGCCGCACAGCGTGCGCTTGACCAGTTCGGGACACCTGAACTCAAAGAATATCTGAACACCACCGGACTGGGTAATCACCCTGACCTGGTCAAAACGTTCGTGAAAATCGGAAAGGCGATGTCTGAAGATGGCATGGTCACCGGTGGTAATGAAGGCCAGCGTAGTGCGGCCGAAGTGCTCTATGGCAAATAAGAGAGGAAATGACAATGGCTGTTAAAGGCTTAACTGCGCTAACGCTGGCTGACTGGGGTAAGCGCGTCGATCCAAACGGGAAAGTCGATAAGATTATCGAACTTCTCGGTCAAACTAACCCGATCCTTCAGGATATGCCTTTTGTCGAAGGGAACCTTCCTACCGGACACCGAACCACCATTCGTTCTGGTTTACCTTCAGCTACCTGGCGTTTGCTGAACTATGGCGTACAGCCAAGCAAATCAACCACAGTGCAGGTCACCGATTCCGTTGGCATGCTGGAAACCTATGCTGAAGTCGATAAGTCACTGGCTGATCTGAACGGTAATACCGCCGAATTCCGCCTGTCTGAAGACCGCGCATTTATTGAAGCGATGAATCAGCAGATGGCGCAGACGTTGTTTTATGGTGATTCCAGCGTTAACCCTCAGCAGTTTATGGGGCTGTCCTCCCGCTATTCCAGCCTGTCTGCGGGTAATGCTCAGAACATCATTGATGCTGGTGGCACGGGTACAGATAACACCTCAATCTGGTTAGTGGTGTGGGGCGAAAACACCGTGCATGGCATCTTCCCGAAAGGGCAGAAGGCTGGCATCCAGATGGAAGATAAAGGCCAGGTGACACTGGAAGATGCGAATGGTGGCAAGTACGAAGGCTACCGTACCCATTACAAATGGGACAACGGGCTTGCTCTGCGTGACTGGCGTTATGTTGTTCGCATTGCAAACATCGATGTCAGCAATCTTTCAGAACCTTCCTCTGCCGCAAATATTGCGAAGTTGATGGTTAAAGCACTGCATCGCATTCCAAATCGTGGCATGGGTCGCCCGGTGTTCTACATGAACCGCACTGTAGGCCAGGCTCTTGATCTGCAATCTCTGGAGAAAACATCTCTGGCGATCAGCGTAAAAGAGACAGAAGGCGAGTGGTGGACTTCATTCCGTGGTGTACCAATCCGTGAAACTGATGCGCTTCTGGAAACAGAAGCCCGCGTGGTGTAACGCCTGTTATTAACCTGTGGGTCGTAACAGACCCACTAATGGAGAAAGAAGATGATCACCGACAAACTGTTGATGTTCTCCGAAGCTCAGGCGGTTACGAATACCGCGGCTTCTACTGACGTAATCGATCTCGGTCCAATTGACGGAAACCGTCGCGATATCGGTGTGGGTTACCCGCTTGAGTTTTGGGTGCTGGTTAACGAAGCCGCCACGGCAAGTGGTGAGGCAACTGTAAACATCCAGTTGCAGACGAGTGAGAATAACAGCTCATGGTCCACTATTTATGATAGTGGCGCACTGGCAAAGGCTACCCTGACAGCAGGTAAACGAGTTGTTTCTGCAAAGGTGCCTGCCGGTGTTCAGCGACATCTGCGTGTTAACTACTCCGTCGCAACTGGCCCACTAACGGCCGGCAAATTCACTGCGGGTATCAGTCTGGATGTTGATGCCAATACACCGTACCCGATCCGCTCAAAAGTAACTGGTTAAGGTGATATTGATGTCAGGTGAGAAACCAAGATACCGCGTTCTGCGCCTCTCTCATATCCATAACACTCTGTGGCCGGAGGGGGCAGAAATCGAATACGAAGGTGAGCCTGGTAGCGCACTGGAACCTGTTAACGATGCAGCCAGACAGGCAAAAGCAAAAGTTGCAGGAAAGGTGTCAATGGCAGCAACCAGCACCAAAATCATCAACGATGTGTCAGATGATGGTGAACTGGATAAGCTCCGTGAAGAGTACGAATTGCTCTTTAACGAGAAGCCACACCATAACGCCAAAGCCGAAACGCTCCGCGAGAAGATCGCAGATAAGCGTAAAGAACTGGGCGTGTAAGCCTCGCGAATCAGACAAGGGGCTTCGGCCCCTTTATTGCAGGAGTGTATATGGAACTCGTAAACCTCAAAACCGGCACTGACAGCTACCAGGATGAGAGCGGAGAAACCAGAACTCGCGATGAATACCCGTGGGGGCTGTGCATCACGCTGAATAACGACACATTGAATAAGCTGAAGGCGCAACCTCAGGGCGTCGGAACAGAAGTGATGATAACTGCAAAGGCTGTTATTCGAGGCCTGTCTGCCAGAGAAACTGACGATGGTGTTAATCGCAGCGCCGATCTGCAGAACACTGATATGGCAATCGCTCCTGTTTCCGGTGATGTAGAAAAATCAGCGGCTGAAACTCTGTACGGCAATGGGGGTGAGTAATGGCCTCTGTAGTAGAGATCTGCAATCGTGCGCTGTCCAATATTGGCAACAGCCGCAGCATTAACAGCCTGACGGAAGCCAGCAAGGAAGCGGGGGAATGTTCGCTGCACTTTGAGGCCTGCCGTGATGCTGTGCTTTCTGATTTTGACTGGAACTTTGCTACCAAACGCGTGGCGCTTGCAGATACGAGCAATCCACCGCCTGACTGGGAATATGCGTACCAGTACCCGTCCGATTGTCTGCGCATTACTGAAATTATGCTTCCTGGTGTACGCAATCCAACAGCAGCAATGCGCGTTCAGTACGAAGTTGGTGCAGACACCAACGGAACAGGAAAGTTGATCTACACAGACCAGCCGCAGGCATGGCTCAAGTATGTATCTCGCGTTTCAGATGTGAACATGTTTGATGCCATTTTTATGGAGGCGTTGGCCTGGCGTCTTGCGGCAGCTATTAACATGGCGCTGACTGGGAATGCAGACCTCGGTACGTTTGCCCTCAATATGTACAATCGCGTGATTCTTAGTGCTGGCTCGCATAGCCAGAATGAATCACAGGAACCACAGCCACCGGTTGACGAGTTTACCATTGCGAGGTTGTCCTGATGGCTATCAGTTGGATCCAGCCCAGCTTTGCCGGTGGTGAGATTGGACCGTCGTTGTACGGTCGTATCGACATGGCGAAGTACCAGGTGGCATTGCGCAAGTGCGATAACTTTATCGTGCGGCAGTATGGCGGCGTTGAGAATCGACCTGGTACGCGTTTTGTCGGTGCCGCCAAATACCCAAATCGGAAATGCCGCCTGATCCCGTTCCAGTTCTCGACGGTTCAGACCTATGCTCTGGAGTTCGGACACCAGTACATGCGCGTTATCAAAGATGGTGCGTTGGTGCTGAACAGCAGCAATGTTATTTATGAAATTGCAACGCCATATACTGAAGCCGATCTGTTCCGAATTAAATTCACGCAAAGCGCCGACGTGCTTACGCTGGTTCACCCGGCATACCCGCCGAAAGAGTTGCGCCGCTATGCGCATGACAACTGGCAACTGGTTGATGTGGTAACGAAGAACGGGCCATTTGAAGATATCAATATTGACGAGTCAGTGACGGTTTATGCCAGCGCCAGCACCGGGACAATTACGTTAACGGCAAGCGCCTCTATTTTTGGCGCGGAGCAGGTAGGCAAATTGTTCTATCTGGAACAGCCTGCAGTGGATTCAGTGCCGGTATGGGAAACCAGTAAGAGTACGTCGATTGGCGATATTCGCCGTGCAGACAGTAACTACTATCGCGCCGTTACAGCAGGCAAAACAGGCACTTTGCGCCCTTCGCATACAGAAGGAACATCATGGGATGGCTGGGGCGGATCCGGTGATGATGATACTGGCATTGAGTGGGAGTATCTGCACAGTGGTTTTGGCATTGCCCGTATCTCTGCTGCAAATGGAACTACTGCAACTGCTGAGGTGATTTCCTATATCCCTTCGCAGGTAGTTGGCGAGGATAATGCCAGCTATAAATGGGCTAAATATGCCTGGAATAGTGTTAACGGTTACCCTGGCACTGTTGTTTATTATCAACAACGTCTTTACTTCGCCGCATCGACAGCGTTCCCTCAGACTATCTGGGCCAGCCGTACTGGGGATTATAAGGATTTTGGCAAAAGCAATCCTACGCAGGATGACGACAGAATTATCTACACCTATGCCGGGCGTCAGGTTAATGAGATCCGCCACCTGATTGATGTTGGTTCGCTGGTGGTGCTGACTTCCGGAGGTGAGTACGTCATCACCGGCGACCAGAACAAAGTATTAACCCCATCATCATTTGCATTCAGCTCTCAGGGATCAAATGGCTCGAGCAATGTCCCACCAATTGCCGTGGCGAATATTGCTCTGTTCGTCCAGGAGAAAGGCAGTGTTGTCCGTGATCTGGCCTACTCATTCGATGTTGACGGCTATCAGGGGAACGACCTGACCATCCTTGCCAATCATCTTTTTCAGAAGCACAGCATTGTTGACTGGTGCTTCTCTATTGTCCCTTACTCCAGCGCCTTCTGCATTCGTGATGACGGTAAATTACTGGTGATGACCTATTTGCGTGATCAGCAGGTTTTTGCATGGGCACCACAGTCCAGTACCGGAAAATATGAAAGTACATGCAGTATCAGCGAAGGCAATGAAGATGCGGTGTATTTCGTCGTTAACCGAACCGTTAACGGGCAAACAGTGAGATACATCGAGCGACTGTCAAGCCGTTTATTTACCAGCGATGAAGATGCTTTCTTTGTTGATTCTGGCCTTAGCTATGATGGAAGAAATACGTCTGACAGAACGATGACCATCACTGGTGGTTCTGGCGAATGGGATTACCGCGCGGAATATACAATCAGTGTTTCTGGTGGTGCGTACTTCACCAGTAGTGATGTTGGTGCGCAACTACAGTTCCCTTATACCGGAACCGTTCCTGATACTGGCGATGAAGTGTCAAAAAAATTACGTTGCGACATTATTTCTGTAACCAGCAATACTGCTGTAGTGGTTCGTGCTAACAGGAACGTCCCGACATCCCTCAGGGATGTTGGCACCACGAACTGGCAGATGGCGCGTCGGACATTTGGAGGCCTGTCTCATCTTGAAGGACAGACCGTAAACATTCTCTCTGATGCTAATGTGGAGCCACAGAAAGTGGTTTCCGGAGGTGCCGTCACGCTGGAATCACCTGGGGCTGTAGTGCACATCGGCCTGCCAATAACTGCTGAATTCGAAACACTGGATATCAACATTAACGGACAGGAAACGCTGCTGGACAAAAAACAGGTGATCCCGTCCGTTACTCTGGTTGTGAATGCCAGCCGCGGCATCTGGGCGACTACGCCCGGCGGTAAATGGTACGAATATCCACAGCGTGAATTCGAGTTCTACGATGATCCTGTTGATGACGCTACCGGAAAAGTAGAAGTGAAACTGGACAGTAACTGGGGCAAAAACGGACGTGTAAGAATCCGTCAGCTTGACCCGTTGCCGCTGTCTGTTCTTGCCGTTATTCCTCGCCTTACTGTTGGGGGATTCTGATGATCGACGTTCAAATTATTCCCGCTACCGAAGAGCATCTTCAGATGATTTTGCCGGATGTTCGTCAGGCTGATATTGACGAACTGTATGCGGTATCACTGATGACTACCGAAGATGCGCTGCGTGTTGGTCTTCGCACTGCGACTATGGCCTGGTCAGGGTTCGCGAACGGAGAACTGGTAACCATGTTTGGTGTATCTCCGGCGTCAATGATCGGTGGCAATGGTACACCCTGGCTGGTCGGAACCAGCCGTATTGAAAAATATCAGAAGACATTTCTTCGCCACTGCCGCCCTGTATTGCAGCAGATGCTGGCAGTTTATCCGCGCCTGGAAAACTACGTCGACGAAAGAAACCATGTTGCCAAAGCATGGCTGCACTGGCTTGGATTCAGGCTTGAAGAAGCCGCGCCTTATGGCGCTCTTGGTCTTAATTTCCACAGATTTCACATGGAGAGAAAATAATGTGTAACCCAGCCATCGCTTTGGTTGCCGTCACAGTGGCATCCACAGCCGCGTCAATGTACAGCCAGAGCAAGCAGGCAAAATACCAGTCAGCCATAGCTGATCGGAATGCTGAAATTGCTGAAGCTCAGGCACAGGATTCAATCAATCGTGGGAATATTGAAGCGGATCAGCGTCGTCGTGAAATGCGTCAACGCTCAGGCACTACGGCGGCCACTATGGGGGCTACCGGTGCGGAATTAAGTAGCGGAACAGCTCTTGACGTTTTTGCGGATAATGCTCAGTTCGGCACTCTTGATGCGTTAACGACAGTGAATAATGCTCAGCGTGAGGCATATGGGTATCAGGTACAGGGAATGAATGCTCAGGCACAGGGGGCTGCTGCTCAGTCGGCTGCTAAATCATCGATGACCAGCACTTTGTTAACGGCACCACTAAAAGCATACGGTGCATACCAGATGGGCGGGGGAACGTGGAGCCCGTTCTCTCAGAAGGCTGCGCCGATTTCTGCTGCTGTTGGCACTCCAACCGGTCGATAAGGGGATAATAAGATGCCAGTTGTACCAACAACATCGGGCCGTCAGGTTCAGAGCAGAGGGATTTCGACGCAGGGATTCTCATCGTTTCAGACACCAAATGTCGGTGATGTACTTGGCGATGTTGCAGAGCAATATGCAGGTATTATTGCGCAGGCAAAACAGCGTGCGAATGTTGCTATGGCTCAGGATGCTTCTCTTAGCTTAAGCCAGATAAGCAGCGATCTGCTGAATAACCCTGAAACAGGTTTGCTTAACCTGAAAGGGAAAAATGCTATTGGAAAAGGTCAGGAGTATACGCAGCAGTTTGATGCTCAGATCGAACAACTGGCTATGTCGCTGCCGGATGAACAGGCTCGTAATGCTTTCATGCAGCAGGCGCAGCAGCAGCGTATTCAGTTCACTACGCAGGCCGGGCGGCACGAGATAGGGCAAATAAATGCCTACGAAGAAGGCCAGTTTCAGGCGACGCTGCTGAACAATGGTAAAAATGCCGCAGCATTGTATGGCGACAATGCCGCATACGTATTGGCTAATAAGCAAACTTTCCAGCAAATTGAGGATTACGGCATTGCACATGGCTGGAGCGACGAGCAAATACAGGCCAAGAAAATCGAGTTTAAAGAGAAGGTTGCTGATGCCGCATTGTCCCAGTGGTCGGCAAACAATGCGACCGCATTCATCCAAAGTAATGGCGAGTTAAGTGATACTGCTGCTGGATCAAAGCGGGCTATTGTTAATCCTTATGGTGGAGAGCCAAAGTCCACAAAGGGAATGGTTGTTCAAGGAAATATTAATCTCTTCAACCGCCCATCTGTCAAAAATGAAGATGGGACTATCAGTACCGTTCGAACAATTTCTATAGGCACGGAAGCTGGAGAAGTTCTCATTCCCACCGTCAGTGATGATGGAAAATTGCTTTCCGATGACGAAGCTATTGCTCTGTATGAAAAAACTGGAAAACACCTTGGAATATTCGATAACCCTGAGAATGCGACCGCCTATGCTGAGAAACTTCACGAACAGCAGGATCAGTATTACGTAAAAGGTGGTGCTCGCGGTATCCGTAATAACAACCCAGGAAATCTCGAATACAGCAAAACTAATCCGTGGGTAGGCCAGACCGGTGATGATGGTCGATTTGCTAAATTCGAAACACCTGAACACGGGATTCGTGCATTAGGGCGGAACCTGATGTCGTATCAGAGGCAGGGTATTGATACCGTCAGCGAGATAATTAATCGCTGGGCACCGCCTACTGATAAAAATGACACTATGTCGTATATCAAAGCAGTGTGCGAACAACTTGGCGTTTCTGCTGATGAGCCTCTCGATGCATCTAATCCTGATACCCTGAAGGCGCTTTGTGCAGCCATTATCCATCATGAGAACGGTAGCCAGCCATACAGTGATCAGCAGTTAACTGCTGGTGTCAGTGCAGCACTTGGTTTATCAACAATTCCAACCAACACCAAACGCTATACCGGTAATGCAGCATTCGATGCGGCATCTCCTGAGGCGCAGGCAAGTTTTATGCGACAGGCGGATCAACTGCGTCGGCAGCAGCAGGCTGAATATAAAACGATGATTGACAGCCAGGTTCGCGATGCGACAGCTGCGTATATGCGTGGCGTTGAATTTCCTAACCCACCTGGTGAGGCTGATTTTATTGCAGCTTATGGAGTCAGAGAAGGAAACCTGCGATATACCGAGTTCAGAAATACGCAAATCGCCGGACAGTATATAGGCTCTTTCCGCAACATGCCGACAAGCAGCATTACAGCATATGTTGAGCGATTACGCCCGGATACTGGTGAGACAGGGGAGGGTTATGCGGCACGAGCCGCTCTTTATGACAACGTTGTGTCGGCTGCAAGTCAGGTGATAAAGCAGCGACAGGCTGATCCTGTACAGTTCTCTCTTGCCGCCGGACAGGCAAAGCCTATCGACATGAGCAATAAGGATAACTTTGGACAGAGCGTTGCCTTGCGTGCTGCTCAGGTCAGTGACCTTGCTAAGTCATATGGCACTCCACTGACGTTCTTTTCCAAAGACGAGGCCAATCAGATCGGTGTTTTCTTTCGTGATGCGCCCGTTTCCCAACAGGCAGCATATCTCGATACCATCAGGCAGAGCACTGGTGGTGGGCAGGTGTATATGTCAGCACTACAGCAGATCAGTGCCAACGCTCCATCTGCTGCCGTTGCCGGGATACTGATGGATAAGCCAGGTGGTATTTTGGCAGAAAAAAACTGGTTTAATCCGGATGTTTCCGTGTCTCCTGAAACCGCTGCGCAGACAATTCTTGCTGGCGCGGCGGCTCGTAAAGGTACTGATGACGCGAAAGGTATTCCGATGCCTAAAGATGCTGATCTTCGCTTTGAGTTTTCTGACATGGTGAAGGATGCATTTGCTGGTGATGCTCAGGGGGCATCAATGGCGTACGAGATCGCAAAGGACTATTACGCTGGTGTGATGGCGAAAAAAGGCGTGGTATCAGGCGAAATTGACAATGATATCTGGAAACAGGCTGTTAACGTAGCTACAGGTGGCGTGCATGACTATAACGGAATGGGGAATGTTCTTTTGCCGTGGGGAATGTCTGCAGAGCAATTCGATAAGCAGGTTAATCAGGCTTGGAATGAACAAGTTGTTGGCACAGGGATAAAAACACCGCCTGGTCAGTATGGTTTGCAAAGTTACGGCGATAGTCAGTACCTGGTGAAACTTGGTACTGGTTATCTGCTAAAAGATGATGGTTCTCCCGTTGTTCTTGATCTGACACAGAAGCGTCAGAGATTCTCCGGAGATATTCCGCAATGAGTTACTTTGGCCTTAATCCAGTAAACCAGAATCAGCAGCTTGACGAAGCAGCATCAAATCCAGCTGGCTTTAACAGCGATGTTGGTTTTTTCGACAATGCTGTAGGAGCGGCATTGTCTGGTTTGTACTCCGGGCTGGTGGCAAAGCCAGATCAGTTGCTCTGGGCAGGGATGGATAAAATCGTATCCCCGATTGCTCAGTTTGTTAACGAAAACACCTCGATCAATGACACTTCAGTTTCATACATTGCCGAGCAGAGAAAACTAGCAGAGCAGCAGGTTAAGCGGCTGACGCCTGATGCCGCGACAACCGGAACCGCCGGGCAGGTTCTTTATGGGTTGTTCGATATGGGCGGGCAGGCTGTTGTCGGTACAACGCTCGGTGGTCCTGTCGGAGGTGCAGCGGCGGTAACTTCGCTACAGGGTTTTTCTGAGTTTGAACGGCTGACAGCACAGGGTGTTGATTTCAGGACGGCGCAGGAAGCGGGATTAGTGCAGGGCATTACTGCTGGTGCCGGAACACTGATCCCTATGAGCCTCGGGTTACGTGCTGGTGGTGCGCTGGCGGAAGGTGTGGCGGCTCAGCTTGCGCGGACGGGTGAGAGTTCAGTGCGACGCGCCGCAGCAACAGCAGTACGTGCAACGCCAGATATTGCCTATGCCGCAGGTACAAATATTGCGTTCGGTATGGCACAGCGTGGGCTTACTGCAAAAACGCTTCGTGATGGTGGCTATAGCGAAATGGCTAACCAGTATGATGTGTTGGATCGACAGGCAATTGCTATTGATGCTGTTCTTGGGGTGGCGTTTGGTGGTGTCGGCAGATTTATTAACTCTCGCGGCGAGTCTACAAACGCACCAAATTTTTCACCAGTTGATATCGATGCTGCACTGGCGGCGAATGCCGCTCATCATGCTGAAATTGATATTGCGCCCGGCGTGCCGATCAACGTGCTTTCGCGCAATTCTCACATTCAGGCTCTGCGAAAAGCTATGTCTGATGTTAGCCAGGGGAGACCTGTAGACGTTGCCAGCATTGTTGAGTCTGCATCTTTCAGTGAAATTCCTGGGCGCAAGAGTCTGCTGTCTCAGGCAGTTAATGAGGCTCTGTCATCTGTAAATGATGGAGTAACGGCGCGCGCTATAGAAAATCGGTTGCTTGAAGAACAGGCCGCGCAGCTTTTGCCGCGTGGCGATAGACAGGTTTACCAGTCTGAAATCGCTAATAGCCAACGAATTATTGAAAATCTCACTGAACAGCGCGCACAAATTCTTGCAGAAGAGCCAACCGGCAGCGGTAAAGCTTTGTCTCGTGCTCGATCAGATAAACAGGTCAGACTTCGCGATATTGACCAACGAATCCGGCAGGCACAAGAACGCCTGGAATTTTCCCGTAACGCGTTGGCACCGCATGAGCCTGGCGGTCAGTTTTTTGAAGCTCGAGCAGAACTGGCACGGAGACAGCAGGCTGAAAGTGAACTTAATGCTCAGGCTGTTTCATTCTATAAAACAGCAGAGGTCAGGACGCCAGACGAAGTAGCTCCTTTTGAGCCCGGTAAGATATTGCAACAGGCAGAACAAAAGATGATGGCAGATCCGGCAGGAGATATTGATCTGCGCATAGCTGAAGACTCTCTGCTTGAATCACCTGACATGATAATCACCGTGCTGGATGATGATGGTAATCCACAATCGCGCAGTGCGCGTGAAGTACTGGATGAAGCGAACAGGGAAAGTGAGCAGGCAATACAGGATTCCAGCCTGTTTGATGTCGCTGTGGCGTGTTTCTTGAGAGGTTAAATTAAATGAGACAGGAATGTATACAAGCGGTTCAGCAGGCGGCGCAGCGCACGTTAACGGCGCGAGAAATACAGAACATTGAAGACCGCATTTATCGAAATATGCGCTCCATTGCTCGTGATGACCCGATGTCGTGGAGACAACTTTCCGAATCAGAGCGGCTATATCGAGCAGCACAATTGGCATCTGAAGAATTACAGCGAGAAGCGGCATTAAAGAAACGTCGTGTGGCCCTCACTATAGCCGCACGTCAGAGATTGGATAAATTTATCAATAGCTATCAAGGGGCTGATGGGAAACTTGGTGCTCTTAACCGTACTATTGCTTTTAATGCAGACGGTAAATCGAATTTCCTCTCTGTTGAGTCCAGAACAAAAGCCACTCGTGATTATGCATTGAGTCAATTGCAAGAGGCATTTGAAGCAGTTGATCCTCGCTTTTTTGGCCTGTTTGAAGATGAAGCTGGCGTGCGTGACCTGGTATATGAAATGCGAGGGCAAAATACTGGCAATGCTAAAGCAAGAAAAGGTGCTAAGGCGTGGAGAGAAGTGACAGATCTACTGCGCCGCCGGTTTAATGATGCTGGTGGGGACATTGGCTATCTCGAAAACTGGGGGATCCCTCAACATCATTCTATGGAAAAGGTTGGGGCGGTATCAAAGGATAAGTGGGTTAGCGATGTTATAGGTAAGCTGGATCGCAAATATTATATCCGAGCCGATGGACAACTGATGAACGATGCCGAGTTGTCTGCATTTCTTGGAGAGGCTTATAACACGATCGCTACTGGTGGGCTGAATAAGCTTACTGATACCGGAATGCGAATTTCCGGCGCACGTGCTAACCGTGGTAATGCATCACGACAGATACATTTCAAAGATGCAGATTCCTATCTGCAATATCAGCAACTTTATGGCGATCGTTCTCTATGGGAAATCATGGTCGCTCACCTGGAAGGTATCAGTAAAGATATTGCACTGGTGGAAACATATGGCCCAAACCCCGATCATGTTTTCCGCTCTCTTCTTGATCAGGTGAAGGCAGAAACGGCAACAGCTAACCCGAGTAAAACCGGTAAAGTCGAGCGGCTGGCGAACAACACAGAGAATCTGTACAACTTTATTTCCGGAAAGACACAGCCTGTAGCGAATCCGCACATCGCGCGATGGTCTGACAATATCCGCAACTGGCTGGTTGCCAGCAGACTCGGATCCGCGTTGCTGTCATCGTTCTCTGATCTTGGAACCATGTATCTGTCTGCGAAGGTTACCAACCTTCCAATGAACCAGTTATTCCGCAACCAGCTTGAAGCTATGGACCCAACGAACCGTACAGAACTTGCGCGGGCGCGCCGCGCTGGTCTGGCGATGGAATCTCTACTTGGCAGCGTTAACCGCTGGGCGATGGATAATATGGGGCCGTCTGTGTCTCGTTGGGCGGCAACGGCGGTAATGCGTGCCAGTGGGCTTACAGCATGGTCAGATGCGCACAAGCGCGCCTATGGCGTAACTATGATGGGAAGCCTGGGAGAAGTAGTGTCACGGACACCAGACCTTCGTAGCCTCGATGACTCTGATTTTCGTATCCTTAAAAGCAAAGGGATTACTGACACAGACTGGAGCGTATGGAAGCTGGCGCAACAGGAGGACTGGGGGAACGGTAATAATACGATGCTGACACCGGAAAGCATTATGCGTATCCCTGATTCAGCAGTTAAACATCTTGGTGAGCCTGAACGCGTGAAATTTGAGGCAATGCGTAAACTGCTCGGTGCCGTAACTGAAGAAGTTGATATGGCTGTTATTACACCGGGAGCACGTGAGCAACTGATAACCGGTTCTGGTATTCAGCGTGGAACATGGAAGGGGGAATTAACGAGAAGTGTTTTCCTGTTTAAATCGTTCCCTATCTCGGTTGTTATGCGTCACTGGTCACGCGCTATGGGTATGCCGTCTGCTGGTGGGCGTGCGGCATATATTGCGACGTTTATTGCCAGTACGACCATTCTTGGCGCTTTGTCGCAGCAACTTAACGACCTTGCGTCTGGTCGTAATCCTCGAGAGATGACAGGAGAAGATGCCGCAAAATTCTGGCTTGGTGCTCTACTGAAAGGTGGTGGTCTTGGCCTTTACGGTGACTTTTTATTGTCAGATCACACTAGGTACGGAAGCGGCGCGCTGGCGTCGATGCTTGGCCCGGTAGCTGGTCTGGTTGATGACGTAGTGAAGATTGCTCAGGGCATACCGTTAAATGCTGTGGAAGGGAAGAGTGATCAGACTGGTGGTGATCTGGTGAAGCTGGGGAAAGGTTTGATGCCAGGTGCGAATCTCTGGTACTTGAAGGCGGCTCTCGATCATATGATCTTTAACCAGATGCAGGAGTATTTTTCACCAGGCTATTTGCGTAAAATGGAGCAACGTTCGAAGAAAGAGTTTAATCAGACATACTGGTGGCGACCGCAGGATGTCACTCCGCAATAAGGATGAGAAATGATTGCTTTTATTCTTGTTGTGTTTGCGCTTATTGCACTTGGCGTTATGAACCGTAAATGTATCATTGGTGATGGTGAATTTGCTGTTGCAGTTGTTTTGATATTATCTGGTGTAGCAGGGTACATAGGTTTGTCATAACGTGAGCGTGACATGTCACAGGCCGCTTTCGCGGCCTTTAAATTTACCGGGTTTGTTTTCGTAATTGTTCGGCACAATAGTCGAGATGTGTTTGCAGATCCCGCATAGACATCTGTGAGCTGGTGACGTAGTTAATCAGTGCAGTCAGTTCGGCAAGTGGGACATCGACATTAAATCCATCCTTATCGAGATCCCGGAGTAATTTCATCAAGTGCGATCCCTCCACCAGTGACCTGACGCCTCCCGGCGTGTGAATCCTTTCGGTAAATCCGTCTTCCAGTGGATAGTGATACTGCTGCATCTTATCTTCTCCATGCAATAACTGTATATTTATACAGTAGCAAATAATTTGTTTGCTATCCAGCACGTTTTGCGAATCACCTGAAAGGTAATATCTGTTCGTATTTATGGGTTATCTATCCATATGTGGTTTTTCAGGTAATAGAATAACCGGATATGCGGCGCAACGGGTGCTGCGACTATCTGGAGATTTAACATGACGGTCTCAACCGAAGTTGACCACAACGAATACACAGGTAACGGCGTTACGACATCATTTCCTTATACCTTTAGGGTTTTCAATAAATCTGATCTGGTAGTGCAGGTGATTGACCCTGACGAGAATATCACTGTGCTGGCTCTTGATACTGATTACACGGTGACGGGGGCTGGAGGATATACTGGCGGGAATGTCATCCTCACAACTGCTCTGGAGAATGGATTTCGTATTTCGATAGCACGCGAACTCCCAGTTACGCAGGAAACCGATCTGCGCAATCAAGGCAAGTTCTTTGCAGAGGTGCATGAGGATGCTTTTGATAAGTTAACTATGCTGCTTCAACAGGTTAGAAGTTGGTTTAGTCTGGCGCTGCGCAAGCCGTCGTTTGTCGCAAACTACTATGATGCTCTTGGTAACTACATCCGCAATCTTCGTGACCCGTCACGTCCTCAGGATGCGGCCACCAAGAATTATGTCGACTCACTGGCAAGCATTAATCTGTCTAAAACGCTGAGAATGCCAGAGGCAGTACCAGAGCTTCCAAGCGCTGAGCTGAGAAAAAACAAAATTGTAGCAATGGATGATTCAGGAAATCCTATCATGGTTCTGCCTGAATCTGGTTCCGCTTCAGATGTAATGATTCAACTTGCATCAAGCAATGGTTTAAGTTTTATAGGTGACGTTTCGTCTGTTATAAAATTAAATGATGTAATTGGGAGTATAGGTGATAAGATTTTTTTAAAGTCTTATGTTGAAGGTGAGAACAAAGGTGGGGGAATTCTTGTTGCAGTTGATAACTCACTATCAGCAGATAATATTGTTATATTTAATGGTAATGGTGTGAAATGGAAACGCCTATTTGTTACAGGTCAGGTAAGTGTTTATGACGCTGGATATACTGGAATTGAAGACGTATCCACATATATTAATGCTATTAATTTAAATGGGTATGACTGTATTGTATCTGGAAGATGTGAGTTTACTGATGTTATCAATATTGATATAAGCAAAGGATCGTTAATAGGAATAAATAAATGCAAACTTATTGAAAGGGCGGGTGGGGATTGTGATTATTATTTACAGATAAAGAATTTAAATACATCTTATGAAGATAGAGATTCAATAAATGCCACATCTATTATTGATGGTATTTCATTTGTTATAAGTGGCAGCAGAAAAATGTCACTTGGAGGGGCCGATGGTGGTGAGCTTTCTGAGTTGAGAATAAGTAATTGCGGTTTTATATCATCTGCCGGAATTGAGTTTTTAGATAATTCTTATCGAATTCTATTCGATAAGTGTATTATTAGCAGAAGTTTTTATAATACTATTATTTACAATTCTACAATTAATTCAGGCGAGGTAATAAAATACGAAAACTGTTGGATAGTTGATAATGGAGGTCCGTTATCATTTAAAAATGGTCAATTCATATTTGATTCATGCAGTTTCCCTGCTGGGAAAAAGAAAGGTTATTTTGATCCAACAATTAAACTAACTGATAACGCAACGGTATCATTTGTTAATGGCAATATAGAGTTTCAGCCTTCACAGTCTTTTGTTGCCTTTGAATTAAGCGGAAGCCCTAGGTTAAGTGTAAATAATACATCAATCACATTAGCTAACGACTATACATCAGTTCCTATCATATGTAATGATGATGGGGTTGTGTTTTTAAATTCTTGCTCACTTCCTCTATTTGATATTATTAGTTTGTCTAACAATGCGGCAACTAGACAGGTAGTTGGAGGGAACAGTAAAAAGATAATGTCATATGGTTGTTATCCAAGAGCAGGATTTATAACCACTCAGTGGGATAAAGGAAACATAGTGAGTCCATACATAAACTCACTATCAAATGGAAGTGGACAGTTTTTAAACTACTCTAACTGGAGCCTTCAACAAACTGGTTCAGGTGTTGTTACAGCAGGAACGGATTCTGATGTTCCAAATGATATTATGTTTTCCAAGTCTTTGTATGTAGCAATACCATCTATAGGAGCATCTGCAAAATTTTATCAGGAGTGCTCCGACTGCTCACCAGGACGATATTTCCAGTTAGGTTTTTGGGCTAAGAATCAAGTGACAACAATCTCTGGTATTGAGTTTTTTGATAAAGAAGGGAACTCTGTTCAGGGAAAAGCAACATTTACAATTCCAACAGGCTCCACATGGAATTTCTACGCATTAATAGATATTGTTCCTCCTGGAGCAAGCAAAGTTAGGGTTGATTTTAATGTTTCAGGGGCAATTGGAACTCTTCATTTACATAATGTTATTTATGGATTGATATAAAACTTTACAAATTTGATTATTGCTGTAAAATCCACCCTTTTCTAAAGGGTGGATTTTTATGGGAAAGATATTCTCAATTCAGATTTTGCGTGGTATAGCTGCGCTTTTTGTCGTGTGCTTTCATTTTAGATATACAGTTAATGATATTTACGCACAAAAAGACATAGGCAATCGTCTTTTTGAATTTGGATCATTTGGTGTTGATTTGTTTTTCATAATAAGCGGATTTATTATGGCTATGTCAGCAAGACAAAATGAAAATCTTTCTGCATTCATTATAAAAAGATTTTTTAGAATATATCCGCTGTACTTTGCAGTACTTACGTTATATATTGCTCTTGGTTTTAATGAATATTCATTAGTGCATATAATAAAAAGCTATCTTCTTGTTCCTATAGATTATAAAAATGAAATGCCTTACTATGGTTATAGCATAATGGCTATAGCATGGACACTTACTTATGAAATTTGGTTTTATTTTGTTTTTGGTATTTCAAAAAAACTGTCCTACAAGAATAAATTTATTGTTTCATCAGTGCTTTTATCTGCTCCAGTTGTTTTTGTTAATGGTATTAATATTGATGCATTTCATGCTAACTATGTTTTAAATTGGGGGGTATTTAATAACATTCAGTTTATAACAAACCCTATTGTATATAATTTTATATTTGGTATTTTGTCTTATAATATATGTGTTTTTGTTTCTAAACACAAAGAGTTATTGCGCCCAGTATTGTCTCTGGTTTTACCTCTTTTGTTGTTATATGGTGTCATAGGCGTTGTTTCTATCAGAGGGATGGGGCATGGTATAAATCAGTGGGGATGGTATTGCTTTATTATCGTAACATCAATTGTAATTTCAGAAATGTATTTCAAGGATATGTATGCTAATAGCAAGATGGTGTATCTTGGTGAAATATCATTTTCCGTATATCTTATCCATCCATTATTATTTATTTTAGTTAACTCATATCATCCTTTTATTGATGTATTTAACAGCCTTTCGGGATTTACAAGGCTTTCATGTCTTGTTGCTTTTGTGGTTTGTATATCACATATTGTATATCGACTAATTGAACTACCAACTCATAATCTTGGTAAGAAATTGGCAAAAAAATACTTCTCGCACAATATGAAGGAAAATAAAGACTGTCACAGTTAATATAATGAGATACCTTTTACCATTCAGGTAAATTGTAAAAGTAAATGAAAGGTAACTATTAACCATATGTGGTTTGTTGTGTATGATTAACACCCACAACTAAGGGGGTGATTATGCACAGTAAACGGTGGTTGCTATGTCAATTCAGCTAACCAATGAGTCTTTAAATCAGTGGCTTAGTGTTGGTTCTCTTACTGCGGTAATCGCAGGTGTCCCGCCAGAAGTAGCTCTCGGTTCTCTGGCGGGTGCGGTAATTTTTGTTACCTCAGCAGTCGAATATCCGATCCGCCGCCGAGTATTCCTGTCGATGCTAAGCTTTCTTTGCGGCCTTCTTTTTTACAAACCAGCAGCATCAATTCTTATCGGCATAGCCAGCCTGATCCCTACCATCACACAGGACTCTTTTGAGAAAGGGATTGTTTTTTCTGCTGGCGCATTCGTGTCAGCAATTGTCGCTGTGCGTATTGGTATATGGCTCTATCACCGCTCTGATAATCCACGCGAGTTAATGCCGGGGAGAAAAGACGATGGTAACACATGAGTATTTTTTGCTTATCACCAATGCAGTTATTTGTACTGGCATAGCAATTCGCGTTGTCACATTTCGGCGTAACGGATCTCAACATCGAAGATGGGGTGGTTGGCTTGCTTATTTCCTGATTGTTGCTGCGGCCAGTATTCCAGTTCGTGCTGTCTATGCAATCTGGCTACGCATGCCAATGGCTGTGGATTTATCTGAGGTCATTATCAACGCTGTCATGCTTGCTGCGGTTATTAAAACGCGCGGTAACGTCGTTCAGATTTTCAAAATAATGAGGTCTAAACATGGAGATTAAACAATTCCAGCGAGCTGCTGGTATTAGCGAGACGCTGGCCGCTCGTTGGTTCTCGCATATAACTTCTGCGATGAAAGAGTTTGGTATCAGCAAAGCAGAAGAGCAGGCAATGTTTATTGCTCAGGTCGGGCATGAGTCTGGGGGCTTCACTAGGTTGCAGGAGAATTTCAACTACAGCGTCACAGGACTGGCTAACTTCGTTCGGGCTGGGCGTCTCACTCAGGGACAGGCCAACGCATTGGGGCGACGCGCAGGAGAACCACCATTGCCATTCGAGCGCCAGCGAGCGATCGCCAATCTGGTGTACAGCAAACGCATGGGGAACAATGCCCCTGATGATGGATGGAATTACCGAGGGCGCGGACTTATCCAGATTACCGGTTTGAATAACTATCGTGATTGCGGAAACGGTCTGAAGGTTGACCTGCTGGAGAGCCCTGAACTGCTGGCGCAGGACGAATATGCGGCTCGTAGTGCGGCGTGGTTCTTCGCCAGCAAAGGATGCATGAAGTATACCGGAGATATTGCACGTGTAACTCTGCTTATCAATGGTGGCCGGAACGGCATTGATGACCGGCGCGCGCGATACATCACTGCCAGTAAGGTGCTGGCGGTATGATCTGGGCATTCGCAAAAGCATACTGGAAACAGTTGGTTATCATGGCGATGCTTGCTGTTCTGGTCATATCAGGAGTTGTAGCCTGGAATGCACACGGCAGTCGTCAGTACGATGCCGGGTATGCGCAGGCGAAGGAAGACCGCAAAGCTGAAGATGAGATAGTTCGTCAGCACTACGAACAGGAGAAATCGATCAATGAACGTGAAGCGCAGCAGAGGATCGACCAGGCGCGCAATGATGCTCTTGATGCTGCCGCTCGCGCTGGCCGGTTGCAGCAACAGCTCGTTGCCATCCATGAGCAGCTCAGGCACTATAACGCCATTGTCGGCGCTGGGTCGTCAGCCGCAGACACCGGAGTTTTGCTTGCCGACGTGTTCAGCAAATCTCTCGAGAGAAATAGACAACTGGCAGAGTATGCTGACCGGGCAGCCGAAGCCGGAAGAGTCTGCGAAAAACAGTACGACACCCTGACCAGATAGCATGGCATTTTTCATGGTACTGATTTCCGGTGACGGTATATAAAACGGTACGAGAAAAATTCATCTTTGGAAAAATGTTATCACTCAATTGGTTATGGTATCCGTAAATAATTGAGTGGGAATGATTTTGATCCCTGCACTATGAATGAACAAAACCCTCTGTTACTACAGAGGGTTTTTTATCTTCAAGAATCATAGGCTTGAAGTTACTAACATCGATTAATTAAACCAGCTGTCCGATTTGTTCTCTTCTGCTTTGCCCACGCTTTTCATCAGATCGCGACCGCCTTCAGTCATATTTCTGTTGGCGTCAGCTTCAGATTGCACCACATCGGTTTGCGCAGCTTTGTGCTTCAGTTCCTGATCGATAAATTCGTTTTCTCGCTTAACGCGGGCTTCTTCTTTCGCCAGCGCCAGTTTTTGTTTCTGAATCTCTAAGCTGCGTAGCTCATCTTCATAACTTTGATCGCGTTTTTTGTCCGCAGAGGCTTCGGCGTCCAGTTTATCCTGACGAGCTTTCTTATTTGCTGCTGCCGTTGCCGCTCTTTTGTTAGCGGCGGCCTGGGCATTTGCGCGACGTTGCTTCTCTTGCTGGATTTCCCTGTTGCGCTCCGCGACCCATTCGTCATGCTGCTTTTGCTCTTCATTTTTACCTTGCTGTTCCGCTTCTGCGACAGCCGAGAGTTGATCCTGCAATGATGAGGCGATAGCCGGATAGCTTAAGGAGGCCAAGATGGCGCAAAGAAAAACTTTCTTCATGACTCCTCCTGATTATTAGCTCTTTTCAGGACATTTGGTATTTGGCTGAATACGCGTTTCGTTATACGTCGTGGTAATAACAACGGCTAAACCTGTCGTAAACTGGCACTCTTTACCCACCTGGGTGGAGGTATACACTTTGGTGCCTTCCTTATACGTTAAAGAAACACCTTCCACTAAGGTTTTATCATTCACCATAGAACCCGCTGCCGCGCCTACAGCTCCGCCGCCAACTGCCCCTGCCGTCGTTCCGGAATTGCTGCCAGAACCGACGTTGTGGCCGATAACACCGCCAGCGACTGCGCCAATAAGCGCGCCGAAGGCTTGTGCGTTCCGTTTATTTTGGGAGTTGTCTACGGCAACTTTTGCGGGAAGAATGGAAATAATATTAACGGTTTTAGTTTCTTGTTTGGTATTCAGTTGATCGGTTTGATAAACATCGGCGGCATGATCGTCAGCATTTGACTGGCATCCTGCCAGAGTGAATGACGCTAACATTGCCACAGGCAGAAGACATTTTTTAAATTTCAT